GCACGGAGGGATGGCATTGCGAGGCAATCAGATAGCGACAGTCCTCGATCACCGGCTTGGTGAACCGCGCATTAAACGCGCGTGCGTCCACCATGACTTGCGCCGAGGGAGTCAGCCCATGCGCCAAGGCCCAGTTATAGGTGCCGTTGAGCGTGATGAGCTTCGCGCCGTTCGCGCGGAGCGCGTGGATCTCGGCTTCGTGCGCGTTCAGCGATGGCCCGCCGCCGAGAATGATGCATTCGAGGTCGTTCCGTTCATGCGGCACGACCTGCGCCCAGCCGGCCGCACAATTCGTCCGGACGTTCTCGCGGATCTGCGTCTCCGCTTCATTGAGCAGCCCGGAATCCACGACCTTGCTGCCGTCCTGCCAGGCCGACACGTAGAACAGCACCGACTCCCCTGCGTCCTGTGACCAGTGGATGATGCAGTCCCGTTTCGTAAACTGTTCGAGCCACCAGGCAAACGGATGGACCGACAGATGCAGCGTTTCGCCGATGAGCTGCCCGCACACATCATCGATCGTGGAAATTTGGAAAAAGACATGGCGGGCCGCCAGGAGGATGTGATCGAGCACGCGATCCACCTTCTCCGGCGGAATGTGTTCCATGACATCGGTACAGAACCCATATTCCCCGACCACGGGGAGCGGCTGCTCGAGATCGGCCTTCACGAAGCGCAAGACATGGGCTTGCGTCTCGCAGGCCTGCTTCACCTCGGGATCCAGGCAGTTCCCGGTGAAATCCACCATCGTCACGTTGCACGCGCCGAAACAGGCCAAGCTCAAGGCTCCACGTCCGGTCCCGCAGCCGAAATCGATCACCGTCGCCTTCGGCTTCGGTTGCGCTTGCTGGAGGAAGATGTGTGCGACCGACTCGCCCGGCGCGACCGCGCGATAGACGTCGGTCTGCCAGAGCTTGCCGTATTTCAGTGCCTCGGGGTTGCCCGCCTGTTGATCGAGCACCGGCGCGAATCCGTGAAACGATGAATCCAAAGTGAACCTCCCAGGTTAAAAAGGGGGGTGGGCAACTTGTTAGAGGTTGCCCACCCACTCCCGCTTAGGCTTGCGGTGTGACGAGTGTCACCGCATGGTCGTCTCGGAACTCGAAACATTGGCCGATGTAATCGACCGCGATGAGCCAGGACAGGTTTTGCAGGATGTAATCCATCTGCACCCGGATATCCTGTTGCATCGCCAAGAGCAGGCAGTCCATTTGGCCCAGGATGTTGGCATCGTGGAGCGTCGTGGTATCCGCCGCGGTGAGCACGGCCGTGTTGGTCGTGAAATAGACGGGGATGCCGTAAATCTCACCGAACAGGCCGGTGCGGATCGGCATGTTGCCGTGTCCGATGCTCTGGTACTCGACGAAGCGCGCGATGCCGAGCATCACGTTCTTCTGGCGCGGATTGGCGATCAGGAAGCGGCCATCGAAGGGCACGTTCGCCACATCGAGGGTTTCAATCGCGCGCCGCAGTCCGGCGTCGGCGATGTCCGCTCCGTTGCCTGCGGAGGTCGCGGCATACGCGGTGCTGCCATCGGAGCCGATCTTCCGGCTGCCGCCCTGGAAGCCGCTTTCCAGCGAGAGGATGTGGGTATCCAGATCCTCGGCGATGGACTTGCCGGCCGAGGCGGTATAGGCCGCCCGCAGGTTGTATTTCGATTGGATGTTGACGCGATCCGGCACTTGCACCCGCACGAGGCGGTGCCGCGTGATCGTGCCCGAGAACTCGCTCTCGGTCGCCACGCTGTTCGCATCGTCGCCGCCTTCCGAGGCCGTGACGACGGTCAGCCGGGACAGGTCCGGCACGTGGATGGTATCGCCGACGCTGCCCTCGAACGGGTAGCGTTTGACGACTTGCGCGGCGACCAAATTCTTCTCGCGAAACGCGCGGAGTTCTTCCGCCCAAATTTCGGGAATCCAAGTGGCCGCCGTGGTGACTGTTGCAGGGGATGTACCTAAAGCCATGAGACACCTCCATCAGCAAACGCAATTCGGTGAATTGCGTTTGGCGGTTAATGGGTCAGTGCCTCCGAAGGGTTATCCGGGAACCGGAGCCCTACGCCTGGCTTGTCGGCTACCAAAGGAGCCCAGGGGTTATCCCGGTGTTCCCGAGGCGCGGCGTGGAGGATGAGAGCCTGTGCAAACTTATGAATTCTTGTCTACACGGCCCTCCGCAAAGGCAGCTTCAAGCTGCTTTACAATTTTGGGATCGTTTCCATAATCGCCACGATTCATGATTTTTCGAATCACCGACAGTTTGTAGATTTTCTTATCGGTCCCCGCGCTCGCCGCCGTCGCAGACGGCTGCTGCACCGAGGCCCGCATGTCGGCCATGTCGCCCGTGACCTCGCCGCTGTGCGCCGGGAGCACAATCTGTTTCTGATACTTCTTCACGCCATTGACGAGCTTTTCGCGATCGGTCGCGCCCTCGGACTGTGAGGCCAACACTTTGATGATCGGCCAGGAGTCTTCGTTCACGACTTCGGGAAACTGAGCGGCAAAGCGCATTTGCAGCACTTCGTCGTACACGGGCACCATCAGGTTTTGGACCACCTGATTGATGCTCGCCACGACGTGGCCTTTTTGATGTTCGTCAAAGCTCTTGAGCGTCCCTTCGATGTCATCCAAGAATTGCGAGCCCGCCTTCTTGTAGTCGAACGGATTCACCGTGACTTGCTGCCCTGCCGGAACCACCGGCGCGGGCTGGGCCACCGGGGCCGTGACGGTCGGCGTCGGCATCCCTGCGTTTTGCGGCGGCAGCGGCTTGCCGGCCAGCAGCGCCGCCTTCTCGTTCTGTAGTTGCCGCATGGTCCGCTCGGATTCCCCATACGACTTGGCAATCTGCCGCGCGATCTCCTCGGGCGAGCCCTTGAAGCGTTTGAGAATGGCTTCGACGGCATCCTCCGTAGACGCGGAGCCAGCCTCCGCGCCTACGTCCGTCGAGGCACCGGGCACGTCCGCCACCACCGCTTGGTCCAGGAGGGAGGCCAAGTCATCATCGGAGGCGGCCGGTTCTCGAAGCAGATGAGGAGGCACATTGCGCGAGACCGCCGGACGCGGCTGAGTCTTCGGCACATCGAGCCGCACGAGCTTGTTTTGCGTGATCCCCGTCGCTTGTGACGGGAAGGGTTCCACCACAGGCGGCTTCGGAGCCACGACCGGCGGGACAACAGTGTTCATCGGTACTCCCTCAATAGAGTTGAATAATCGGGCCTTGGCAGCCGCATCGAACCGCCACCCCTTTAACTGGTCGCCGTGCCGTTTGTAGTCCGGCCTCTTTTTCCCTTTGCCGCCGTCTCGCCGGCGAGTTTCTCCAGCAGTTGGACCAGGCGACGATGGTTGCGAACCTGGCGCTTCAGCGCCATGCATTTCGGGTCTGTGCAATCGATCCCCACCACGACATCGGGGCTGTTCATCTCGTGCATCAGGGCCAGATATTCCTGAAAGTCCCCGTTCCCAATCAGGTTCTTGAGCTTGCCCTTGCGGTTCTCATATTTCGCGCGAATCGCGTCTTCGGTCTGCCGCACCGTGTCTTCACGCGCGGCCAATTCATCATCAAGCCGCCCCAAGCATCGCCTCCAATCCCGCGTCCTGGCCGCCGGGCTCACTCCCCGACTGGCCGAGCTGCGCCTGTGGTCCCTTCCCTTGCATCGCCAGCATCTTCTCCATCTCGGCGTTCTGCTCCTCGGGCGAGTTGTAGAGGCCGGGTTCATCGAGCTTGAGCGCCCGAAAGAGTTTCTTGAGCAGCACGTCTTTCTTCACTGCCGCCGAGAATTCCGGCGATTGCGACAAGACCTGGAAGGCCATCATGATATTTTGGATCATGTACTGCTGCATCACCGTCAAATCCGCGCCGGTAAAGTTCGCGCGATAGCGGCCCAACAGCGCCTCGTTCGGCAGGCCCGGCATCAGATACGATCGGGGCCGCCACTTCATTTGCTGCATCGTGCCGACTACCCACTGCACATACTGCTCCATCGGCCCATTCGCGATATGCCGCAACACATCATTCGCCCGGGAGGATCCACCGGAGCGAATCAAGTTCGCTTCATAGGCAGTCCGCCGGCCGCCGGGAGCTTGGCCCATATCAAATCGCGAGGCTCCGGAACTCCGCTCCGCTCGCGCCCGGAGCATTTCGAGCTCCTGGTACGTGAGCGCGACGTTATTACTTGGTTGCAGGGCTTGTAGATTTTTAATATCCCCCACTTCGATAAAACCACCAGGACGCAGCCACAGGGCATCGGGATCAATGACTCCATCGTTGACATAGGCGAAGCACCCGTTGATGATGAGGTTCAGCACGTCGGCTTTTTGGTTTTGAAAGGTATCGATGAGGGATTGCGTCCCACAGAGCGGTTCCAGCGGCCCTTTTTCATAGGCCGTGTTCCACACGCGATCGTAGCCGGCCCACCCGATCGGGCGGCCCGCCCAAAACGGCTGTCGTTCGAATCGAAGCAGAATTTCCCGGTCCGCGACGACCGCCACCATGTCCGTGTGCAGCTCGCCATTGATGTCGAGGTCGCCATAGGCAAAGAGCAGCTCGATTTGGTCCGGATCGTGTTCCTCGCCCGCCCCTTGCGTCTGCTCAGTGATCCCAAAGGCCAGTTCCCGCTGCCGCTTAAAGCTATCGCTCTCTTCCGAGGGTGCCCCGCTCGCATGATCGTCCAGCAGGTTCAGATTCTCCGCCCACTTGAGGCGTTTGACGGCATTCCGCGACAGTTTCATGCGCCGGATGATCGGCGATTCCGCCAGATCGAGCGTGTGGGGGTTAAACACGACATCAAACGCATCGAGGGTTTCGAACACACACGCTTCGTAGAGCGCGGCGTCGGTGTCCTTCACGGCGATGGTCTGTTTGCCGGTCCCGGCGTGCACCGTGCGGACGCGATAGCGCGTGCAGGGCTTCACCGGCCGGTACGAGCCGATCCACGGCGAGTTGCCGATCACGGCGAGCTGCTTCACCCACGGCCGCGCGCTCTCAATGAGCTTCGCCGCCGCCAGGCTGCGCTCGACATACGCCTGCATCCCGGCGGCATACTGCATCCCCTTCTGGTCCTCTCCGATCAGTTCAAAGAATTTCTCATCGAGCGGGAAGAGGCCGTTGAGGACATTCGACGCAATGCTATCGGCGGTCTCCTGCGAGAGCGTATCGGCGACCTTCGACCGCCAGGGAAAGCCCTCGTACTTCGCTTCGTCGATCTCGACCAAATAATTTTTCACGCACTCCAACCAGCGACGCTCTTTCAAGCGGCGAGCGAGTGTCCAGTCCTCCCACATACCGGAGACGGCCTGGGCCACCGCAGTCTGGTTGATGTCTGCTTTAATCATCGGCTTAGGATGCTGTGACTGTCGGCACCTTGCCGGTCAAGGCCAGGGCTCCGGCGTACGGACGCCGATGGGCTGGCGTCAGTTCTTCCTCGACGCGCGCAATGATTTGACTGTACGGTTCGTCGTCGGTGCGCCGCTCGGCATAGAGCACGGTCGAGCCATCCACGATCACATTGAGCGGCGCGGCCACCTGATCGACGGCCGTCAATCCCATCGTGACGACAATGTACCCGGTGTCATCATCATCATACGCACGAACTGCGGAGAGCCCTGGATACGCCGCCTCCGCCGCGGCCACCGCTGTCGCGTGGCCCGAGTCTAAGTCCACTCCAGTCATGATCGCCGCATTGGTCTCTCGTGCCATTGGACCCCCCCTTGTGTGTTCAGTACCCGGTGATCGACGTGCTGCGCAGATGTTGCAGCGGTTTCACAGGCCGGGGATTCCAGCCAGCAAACTCGCCGCGCTTGGCCTTGCGACTCCGCAGGGTCACGCCCAAGCCGACATATTCCACGACATATTCCATCGCGTCGCAGGCGTGGTCTTCGCCCTCGGTATCGCCCGCCGTCCCTTCCTTCCGCACCGTGTCTTTGAATCGGAGAAACTTCATCTCACGCAGGAGGTTCTCGCAGCGATCAAAAATAAAGAGTTCGGGATAGTCGCCGGACGGCGAGGTCGGGCGGCCCCATTCGCGAATGTGGTAGGGGTGCGGCCGGGCCCGCAGCGCCAGCGCGGAGAGCGTCCGGTTCCGGCGCGAGTTGCGGTCGTGCGATTTGCACGGGACCGTGGGCCACCCATAGCGCCCGGCGTCACGAATCAACTGCGCCCCGAGGCCGTGATGATCGCCGATCCGCACACACGGGTCGGGAATCTCATGTAACGCTTGCTGTTTCTTCATTTCGCGGATGTGATCCTCAAGGGCGCGATCAGGTTTATAGTATTCATCCACGAGGTACGCTTCGCCCGTCGGACTTTTCGCGAGCCAGAGAGTGCACGTCGGATCGCGCAGCCCAAAATCTGTCGCGGCATAGACTTTCCAACTCTTCGGGATATCGAACGGCTTGACAATGTGAATCTCGGGTTTGAGTCCTCGATACACGCGGCCTGTATAGAACCGCCATTCCCCGCCATATTGCTCGGCGAATTCGTCATCGTTGAGGTCCCGGCGCGCCGCTTCGATTTCGTCCCGGTCATAGTGATCGCACTCCCAGGCCGGCAGCGTGTAGATGTCCCAATCCGGCGAGGTTTCGCTGTTGAGTTCGAGATCGTAGAGCCAATAGCCGCCCGCATCCGGCGTAAACGGCCACACGCTGATACCCTTGCGGTCGCTCAGTGTCGCGCGGAGATACCGGCCCCACGTCGACTCCTTGTGCATCGCCGCTTCGGACATAATCAGCCAATCGAGTTCCTCCCCGACGAGCATTTCCGGCTTTTGCGCCGATTTTCCAATAACTTCTGCGCCCCACGCCGTCCGAAAGTACAAATCCCCGGCATCGGCGTTGTGCCGGACGTTTTCGGGCTTCGGCATCCCGTTCTTGAGGCAGAATTTTCTCGTAAAGTCGAGGAGATAGCGAAATTCCTTCTCGGCCAGGTCGTACGACGGCCCGACGATCCATCCCCGCGACGGTTGGGGCACCGCAATCTTCTTCACGAAGATCCGCTTGGCCCCGGTATAGCTCTTGCCGGTCCGCCGGGCGGCGCGCAGGATGACATGCCGCGCGGGACTCTCGACGATTCGGTCTTGCCACGGGCTGCCCTTGGCCCCGGCATCGGCCAGGACACTGCGCCAGTCGGTTCGGAGGTCGGCGGCCACCGGTTATTTCGGGTTCTTCATCCCCGGATAGACCCCGCCCTTGCCTTTCCACACGACATGGCTGACCTTGCCCTGATTGCTGCCCTTCGGAGTCTTGCTGTATTGACTCGGAAAGCGGGTATTCTTCAGTTCGTTCTTCGGCATCGTGCGCTCCTTTAGGCCAATCCGAGGTTTTGTCGAATCTCTTCTTGGGAAATGCGCTTGAGGCTGGTCGTATTGGTAGGACGAAACCGCGCGGCTGGGGTCGCCTGGACCCGGCGCTTCTCGGCTCCGCCCTTGCTGACATGGGGGGTAAAGGAGGTCCGTTTAAGCTGGTGTGGCATACTGCGTCCTCCGTCGGAGTAGTCGCGTAATGGTCTGTCTGACAAAATAGCATAACGTGGTAGAAACGCAAGCTCATTGCCGACGGCGCATTTTGTCCGCGAGGCGAAGATGCAGCTCCGCCGCGTCGCGGATGGCCCGGAGGATCACTTGGACGTCCACCAGCTCCTGCCGGAGCGCGTCGCGTTCCCGCTTCAGCTCGTCACGCTCCGCTCGGAGCAGATCGATTTCCAAGCTCATCAGTTGCGCTGTCGGTCCACTGGTTCCACTCACGGATCGCCTCCTTGCCACAGTCGGCACACAGTTTTTTGCCCGCCACGTCGTACAGCCTCTCCTCTTTGGAGCGTGTCGACGCGCAGGATTCGCAGTAGGCTCGGCTCATCGGGGCGGGAGTCCTTCCTGGCGATAAATCACGCAGTTCGGCCCATCATGGCTGTCGTAGATGTATCGCTCGTCGTCGTTCTGCACCCTCACCGACGGATCGATCTGAGTCGCGCCCAACGGCCACGCTGCCAGCGGCCGGAGCTTCGGGAACACAAGAGTCTCCCTGATGCTTCGAATCTCAATCCGCCGGCCGTCGTGACTGCCGCCCACGAGGACGGCCGTCATCGGGTGCCGAGGCTCCGAGACACCGCTTCGCTCTCCAACTGATGGACCGCACACTCGCCCCCATCGGTCGGCAGCATGTTGTGCGCGATCTTAAAGAAGTGCTGCATGTATTCCGGGATGGGAAACTGGCAGGGATGCCGGACCGCCTTCAGGTCCAAGTGGATGCTCGCCTCGGGGCCATAGTGGATGCACGTGGAACACGTTCTCACAGAGTCCTCCTCATAGAGCCCATAATCCGGCCAGGGGCCGACTTCGATTTCATGGTCTGGAATTGACATGAGAAGCAGGAATCTTGTTCATCATTTCTGCGGGCCAGCCAAGCGCAAGCATCGCCGCGTTGTAGGCGTGGGCCGCCTCGACTTCTGTCTTATACGAGCCGAGGTATCGCTGGCCGCTAGAATCCACAATGCTGGCGATCCATGTCCCGCGACTCGCCCGCAACGAGACCCCGCGATACCGTGAGGTTTTCGGACGACGGCGACGATGGGGCCAGCCCATGTAATCAGGAAACAATGATTTTCCGCTCATGCGCGTGCTGAAATTTCTTGCAGGCACATTTCCCGTAGTCGCCGATGCAGTTCTCACGACGCGGCGGCGTCCCGCGCCAATTCACCGCGTTATGCCACCCGCCCTTCGCCTGATGATGGTCGGTGAGGATGTGGCCGCAGTCCAGGCACAGATGATTGCTGACGATCTCTTTCATCGGACCACCCGCAGATTGGGCGTCGGCCCACAACTCGGCGGTGGCGGCGGCGCGGGTGGTTGGGTCATCGCCCACCACACCATCGCGCCGACCGTCGTCACGCCCCACCAGATCAGCGAGGCCAGCATGTAGATTTCACACGTCGTCATCGCCACCTCCAGGTCAAACCAATGAGCAGCGCGAGCACGCCCACAATCGCTAGCCCATCGAGCAGCGTTCGAATCATCCCACCGCGCGCAGGATCGCTTCCGCGCGGAGAATGGCCGGATCCTCCACCGCGCGCACGGCGAGTTCGGCCAAGGCCGCCACCACCGCCCGCTGATAGGGGTTCCGTTCGTGACCGGGCTCCTGCCGGTCTCCGCAATTCACGCAGCGCCAGACGGCCACAGTGAGATCCTCGACCACGAGATGGCCGGTCTCACAGCGGCGACAGGTCATCGCTCCCTCCACGATCGCGAGAGCCCGAGGAGCAGCGCCAGCAGCGGCAGCACAAAAAGCGGGAGGAGCGCCAAGGCCACCAGCAGCATCATCATCGGACGTCCGTCATGAGAATGACCGCATCGGCATTGCGGAGCTGGACCGAGGTCACGGGCGGCCCCACCGTCCCATCAGGCCGCAACAGCCGCATCAGCGCCGGCAGTGGCACCGTCACGAGTGAGTCATCGTCGCGGGTCTTATCCGCTTCCCATCCATCCCGACCCCGCACCAAGACATACGCCTTGGTGTATTCCCGCCCGTAGACCGCGTACCGCATCCCACGCACCTCCCCGGTCTGGACCAGCTTGGCTTTCTCCGTCGGCGCGCCGACATCCACCTGAAAGCACGGCAACCATTCCGGCGGATCTTCTGAGGGCTTGATGCTCAAGTTGCTAGAGAACATGACATTGAAATACGCGCGCCCCGTCGATCCCGGCATTTCTTTGGCGAGGTAGTAAAACGCCACCCGCCAGTAATTCCAGTCCTCGCGCGACAGGATCCAGCGATAGACCCAGTGGCCCTCCATGTCGATCACGCCGCCGCTGTCCGTGACCGTATTGATGAGTTGGACGCACTCGTACAGTTGTTCCGGCCAGGCCCACACATTGGGCTCGCAGATAAATTCCAGGCCCGCCCCCTTGCAGGCGATGATTTGCTCTTGGGCTGACGGGTTCATGGACCAGCCCGCTAAGTTGATGAGCACGAATTTCCCGGCCGCCGTCATGGCTTCGGTCAATTCCCGCAGCCACGCGAGCATGTCGGCGTGATAGGCGTCCACAAAGGCATTCGATAGCGCATGGAGGCCGTCGTATTCGGCAATGCCACCACCTGACAGTATCTCCGTCTGATTGCCGGACACGCCAATGAGTGACCGCCAGTCCGGCGCATGGGCATCCAAGAACATCCCCGGCGTATCCAGTGAGCCGAGCAGCCGTGCGATGTTCCAGCCACGCAGGACCGGATCTTTAAGGTTGTACGCATGGTAGGCATCGGCCCACACACAGAACTGGAAGCGGTCACCAGCTTTGAGTTCGACCGTCCACTCACCGCCGTCCCGACTCCGCATCTTCACGATGGTCGGCTCGCTGACATGCAGGGCATAGGCATTCGGTGTGTCGCGCCACTCCCGCACAAACTGGTATTGATCGAGGCGATAGCGAAACGCGGCCACCGTGGGATTGAGCTGTCGCATCACGCGATCCATCTCAGCCTCATGCGCTTCGTATAGATCGACGTGCCGCGCAAACCACTCCCGATCGGCCGCCTTCGACGGCTCGCTGCTCCAATGATGCCCGCGCCCGAAATCGCTGATGGCAATATGGTCCCAATGCGGCGAGGTCGGGCGGCCGGGCACGATCAACGAGGGGGGCGGCGGCGGGGGGGGCGGCGCGTGCAAGTCGGCGAGTGCCCGCTGGACGGTGGCGAGTTCCGCGCGCACCGCCGTCAGGTCGGCCTCCGCTTGGGTCAGTTGGCTGTGGACCGTCGCAAATGCACCGTCAATCGCGTTGGTATCCATGCGGGGCCTCCTGCCGTTGACAGGGCTCCATCGTGCCGACGGCAATCCATTGTTGGGTCACAAGCCGTTCCGCTGTGCCCTCGCGCATGGCGACACAGGCGGCGTGGGAGGGAAACGGGCCGACATACGTCGTGGTCAGCCATCCTTGCCAGGTCATGGTGACCAGCAGGAAGAACCACATTCACGTCGGGCTCCAGAGCTTCTTGGCGATCATCGCGTGGATCAACGCCGCCGTGGAGCGGGCGCCCAGCTTCAGGCGGGCCATCATGCGCTGCTGGTCAATCGTGCTTTCGGCGCGCCCCGTCCGCTCGGCAATCTGCCGATTGCTGAGGCCCTCACACACCAACACGGCCACATTCATTTCGCAGGGCGTGAGGGGGAAATCGAGACGCCGCCGGCGGCGAGGGCGCGGAGGGTTCGTCAGGGTCGAATCAGCGATGGGTTGTTCCACGTAGTGAGGCCCCCTGTCAGACAGTTGGAGTTTTGATTGTCGGCACACACCTATAGCCGATGTCAGGTATTTTGTCTAGTGGGAGCGGGGAATGGGGGATTTAGGTAAGGGGGGCATGGTGGTTCCGGCGGAGCTGCAAGAGGTTCAAGGAAAACGCCCTGTGTGCAATCGCTGCCGCCTCCACCGTCCCAATGCCGACCTTCATGAATTGGCGCCGACTAACCGTCACTCCATTGGTGACGGTTGATTGCGGGAAGAGGGATGCTGAAATTTGTCTGACCATGTTATATGCCAGCAAGACCGGGGTGGGCGGGTGGATGGCGGCGGCCCTCGAAACGAGGTCAAAAAGACCCTAAGAACGTTGTATTATCAAGACTTTACATAATGAATCTTCTACGTCCTTACCACCGTTGATAATCAAGGGCTTTTCCCCCTGCTACGTAGTCACCTGGGGGTCTATGTCTACAGGTGGTGTGTCCTTCAATACGTATTTATTAAACATCAGGGTATTACAGAGCAGCTTGGTATCGGGCTTTTCCCCTTCTAGCAGCTTGTCCATGTCCTTGCAAACAGTGGCTATTTGGTTGCCTGCTAGTTTTCTCAGCTTGGCTGCATTCTTTTCGAGGAGAAGATCCAAGCCGATGGCCTTTACCTTGGCCGCCTTTTCCCTACTGCTCCTTTCGATAAGGTTGATGTCCTCGTCAGAGAGTATTTTCTCTTTTGATAATGCAAGCACCGTACCCTTATCAATTCCCAAAGCATCAGCGGTACTTCGGATTGTTTCCCCTGCCTCTAGGAGCACCTTGGCAGCTAGGGCCTTTGTCCGGATCCGCTTGCCTGTTTGGGGCGTGTTCAGAGGCATAAGAGGCCGCTTTCAGCGGGGTTAGCCTTGCCTCCGAGACCTACCCAGCAAGGCTAGACGGTTGTGCGTCGTCGTAGCGACGCTCTATATAAGAGCGTAGGAATCCGTCTGTCAATTCTCCACACTACTTAGTTCTACGCTAACCATCGGATTAGGAAGTGTAAAATAATTTTACAGTCCCTTAGGTGGTTACATCATGTAAGTAGGTTTTCCTGAGTATCGGCGAGCAGTTAGCAGACGTGTCCAGAGGTGTCGAGAATCTTTACGCCCTGTCAGCTTATTTGACCTTTTAGCAGTACGTCCTAGGACCACCACACCCCTACCCCTAGTGCTGTCTCACCATCAGTGTCTCACGCCCTCGTGAGACGTCGCACGAGACAGTTCGGTGAGACATGAGACAGGGTGTTTTGAGACAGTTCTGTCTCATGAGACACCCCATAGAACTACGGTTCCCCTGATTCCCTAGTCTTTTCCCCTCTACGTATCCCTATCTAATGATGGCATAGCATCTGCATTATCTAGCCCTGTCTACGACGGTACAGAGAACGGACGAAAGAAAGGAGAGTCACTATCGGCGAACAACCCCACGCTTTAGGCGTCACGAGGGACTGCCGGGAAAAAACGTGTAGCCCTTGCAAAAACCATGGACCTATCAAGCTGACAACGGTCTTAGCGTAAGTCCTGAGATCTAAATTCTCAGGCCGACTGTATCGCATCGTCAGTCAGGTAGGACAGCTCCGGCCCTAATAGGCGGCATGGCGTGACGCTAACTATAGCCCTTAAGCAAGGCGTACGGCTTATCCGGTTTCACGGGGTAGCGGGGCAGAAAGAAGAGGGAAGCAACAATGAAGAAGCACGGATTAAGCGCCCTCGTGGCGCTTTTTTTGTTGGTATCGACGGCCCACGCTGAAGATATTCGAATCACGCCAGGAACGGGAGGCATCGGCTTTAATCCGCCAGTGACCACCGTTCCTGAGCCGTCCACCTTTATCCTGGTTGCAAGCCTGCTTGCGATTCTAATTGTGCTGAACGTGGTACTCGGCTTGCGATGCTTCACGAAGATGGAAGAGAGTGACAGGAAGAAACGGGCGCTGCGATGAAGACCGATGAAGAACTCTTCCCCACGGCTGATGATTATCAATGGGCGCTTGATGCACAGTCCGCCTGTAATCTGAGCGGCATTGTGCATACGCTCAGTCGCATCGTCGCAAAGATCTGGAATGAAGCGAACGCGACGGGCAAGGGCACGCACTATGCGAATACGCATCCGATCGTCAGACTGTTTGCTGAACAGATTTACCACTTAGCGACGAAAGACGGACTCAGTTATCCCGACGCGCATCACATCTGCACGGAACGCAGTATCGACCTGACATCCAAATCCTAGCCCACGCCCTGCTACTCCATGAAACCGGATAAGCCGAAATGGAATGCTTCAGCCAACAAGGGCGGGTCCATGATCGGAGGGAAGCAATGAAGAACACATGCGCAAAATCACGACCGAAAGAGCGACCGTATGAAGTGTGGAAGTCACACGATGGGTCGTGGCAATGGCACGTCCTGAAGAAGTGGCAAGCCGATGATACCAAGCCCTATGCCCGATGGTTTTGCTGGGTGAAGACGCCGCATGTGCCTGAAGGGGAACTCGGCGACGTGTACGTGCATGAGATTAAAAAGAATGCCTACCTCATCCAAACCGACTATGACGAGGGCGGCGATGGCAAAACCAAACAAACCTAAACTGAATCAACCGGCGGACTTCTCAGTGGAAAACCACGGCAGTCTGTTCCTGTTGCGGCCGCATACGCCGAGGGCCAAGGCGTGGATGAAACACGAGGTCCACGCCGAACCCTATCAGTTCTTCGGTGACGCCCTGGCGATTGAACACCGCTACATCAGTGAGATCGTCCGGAAGCTGATCGATGAAGGGTTTATTGTGATCTGAAAGGAAACGGGCATGGCGATCCCAGAGGGCTACATACACAACTTCAACCTGCTCCTTGAAGCGGTTAAGAACGGCGATGTGGCGCTCGTGGAGTGCCAAGACAAAGCCAGCCATAAGCTGGTCTATGTTATCGTCGCGCTGAACCGGAGCGAGACAGAGATTGCCTTCGCTCCACTGGCGAAGCTGTTTGACGGCAATCCATACGATGAACTAAACCCGCCAGATCCTGACGGCGGATTCTCCCAAGACACCTAAACGCAAACCCGGACCCGCCTTTCTTGGCTGAAGCATTCCAGATCGATGCCGCACTGATTCCCCTCCTTACAAACCACCACCACGAGGGAAGCATGAGCACGAAGCAGAAGCATCTGACACTGAAGCAATTGCTAGAGTGCATTCAACCGGCCTTTGTCCTGCGCAAAAACAATGCGCAGAACGGCAAAGTGATTGAGGAATATGCACGACTGATGAAGGAGGGGACCGAATTTCCGCCAGTGATCGTCGGCACGACCGGCATCACTGAATGGAATCCGACAGGGAAGCTGTTAGTCGACGGCTACCTGCGTGTCTATGCGGCTGAAGTGGCAGGCCTGAAGAGTCTGCCCGTTGAAGAGGTCGCCTACGAAGGGGAAACACCGAAAGATGCCGAGAACTTGGCCTTGGCAGATATGCTGCGCCGCAATATGGGACGTGGCAAGGATGTCACAGCGGCGGAACGCGATACGCGGATTAAAGAGCTGTCGCGCCGCCGGATGAAGAACAAGCAGATCGCGCAATTGGTGAACCTGACGGAAGCGTCCATCAGCCGGATTATCCGCGGCCTGCAAAAGGAAGGGCAAGCGGGCAAGGCCAATGAAGGCAAGACGCATGAATCCCGCGTTGCCCGGGGCACGGCCACTGAACAGCGCGTCAAAGAAGCCATTGGCACCGTGCCGGGATTCTACGAAGCGCTGCGGGTGATTCCGATCGCCGTGACCAATGGCGCTGAACTGCTCTTGACGAGCAGCACCGTGCAGCACGTGGGGATCATCGAAGCGGCCATGCTGGCGCTGAAGGGGTTACACGATGACCTCGTGAAGCACCTGCACCTGGCCCGGCCGAGCAAGATGAAGAAGGCCGCCTAAGTAACTTACATCATGTAAGTCTAGTACCTAAGTACCTGAACACCAGGGGGGGAATCAGCGCGGCATCGATCACCGAATGGTTCAGCCACGCGAGGGCGGGTGAAGGAGGGAAGCAATGTTTCTGAAGTGTAACCAGTGCCAATTCCAAGGCGACGTTGAACCGATCGAATCCAAGAACGACAACCATCACCTGGCCTGTCCTGACTGTGGCCTCGTGAAGATTGTCGCCGCCGGTGAACCGAAATGTGATTTCTGCTATGGGAAGCCGGTGCAATTCGTGTATGTCGTGTCTAATGCGCGCTTGCCGCCCATGTTTGTCGGCCGGTTTCTTGAACGGTCTCGGAAGCTCGCCGCGTGTGCGGAATGCTATGAAGATGTGGAATTCGCCCGCAGTGACCCCAGTGACGAGTATCCGCTGAAGCGGATTATCAGTCGAAGCTGTGACCATCAGTACATCCTGGACCCGTCGAAGCGCGCTAAAATGCGCGAACTCCTTTTCCCCTTGTGGCGGGTCATGGTCCTGCACATTACCGAAGTCCTACCACCGAACTGAAGCGAACGCCCGCCTTCGTGCGGCTGAACCATTCGACACGCCAACACCTGAACAGAGTCAGCCGAACGAGGGCGGGTAGAAAGGATTGAACATGATACTCGAACGGACCGACGATCTGAAGAGTGTCCGATCGGGTGTGCTGAAGATAGCAGGCCCCGTCGTGATCTTGCTGCTGCTATCTCTGTTAGCCGGGTGCAGCTATATGGCTGAAGGGAAGGCGCGATGTCAGGCGCTCTATGGACCTGACTTCGACTACAACGGGGTGGCCGATCGCTGTGTCAATTGGTCAGCCCCGATGGTACCGATGGTGCCCTTCGTACTGAACCCATCGACGCCATCCCCTCGGTATACTGCCCCTCCGATCGTACCCATGCCGATGAACCGATGCAATTCACTCATCATCGGCGACCAAATCACAACGACCTGCTTTTGAAGAGGCTGAACCATGACACCAAAGAAGGGAAGCATCAGACTCAGCAAGAAGCATGGGGTGAACCCCATGATGGTGCAATGCTCGCTCTGCGCGGGTGACACTAACGAGATTGCCTTGTTAGGTCATCTGCCGGGTGACGCTGAAGCGCCACGCAAGGGGGTGATCCCCGGAGCCATCTGTGACGAGTGCAAGAAAATGATGGCGATAGGCGTCGTGCTCGTTGAAGTGCGGGATGGCACGGATAAAGCGAACCCGTATCGCGTCGGCCGGATTCACTGTATCAAACGTGAAGCCGCTGAACGGATGGGCATTACCGGGAACGCCGCGTTCATTGAAGAGAGCGTGGCGCGAGAGATCGGACTGCCAATCCCACAGGAGGGAGGCAACCCATGACGATCACACAGATTGAAATGGCGCATCTGTCCGTGGCGACGGACTTCTATGCTCATGCAGCCCGCGCGAATGATCTCTACGTCGCGGCGGCGCTGAAGGGGCTCCTGGGGAATCCTGAAGTCATCAAAACACTTGGCCAGGCGAAAGCCAATCGCGTCAAGCTCGTGGAAGTGGCGATTCTCTTGGGCAAGGAAGTCATGAACCGAAGAAGGGCGGGGAACAATGAACCGCCCAGTTAACTGCGGGAATCCGCTGTGCACGAATGAAGCGGTCTCGGCCGCGCAAGCGTCCGCGAACCGAGCGCTCTGTGCGCCCTGTGAAGTGGCCTATCAAATGGGCTTGCAGCATGGGCACATGGAACAACACACTGAACTCGCCGCGCTCGTCAAAGCGTTGAAGGCCCTGAAGCGACGCTTGAGGAAATAACCTGAACCGACCCGCCTTCATTCGGCTGACTCTGATTTCAGGAACCACAAGGGAGGGAACGACATGACTGCCGATGAACTGATTGCGAAGGCCGTGGAGATGGCGGACGCGCGGCTGAAGCGGGGCGAGGAGATCCATGCCACCTGCTATGTGCATCTGAAGCGGGAGGGCGAGGAGCAGATCCTGGGCCTCGACTACAACGCCGCGCCGTTTTCCACTGAACGGACGGCCAAGCAAGCCATCATCATCATGACGATCCGGGCCGTGCGAGGCGCGGGCTACTTTGATGGGGCGATCCTGGTCTCTGAAGCCTGGATGAAGCGAATGAGGGGCAAGGAGGCGCAGGAGCACATAAAGAAGCATGGGCTGACGTATGACAAGCCCATTGCGGAGGAGCCTGACCGGGTGGATACCCTGTTTACCTTCGCCTATGGGCATGATGGCTCCCGGCGGTTTCAAGGGTGGGCGCTGAAGCCGACCACAACCAAAGGGCAGCGCTACCGCGCGCTGAAGCCGGTCGTCGACACGACCGACCTGATGGCGGAAGGCTGGTTCGATCGGGCCTTTCACGATGACCATAAGGGTGAAGCATGAGCCCTGATGTCACCATTACCCTTGGGGGTGATCGGCCTGAAGAGGCCCGCTGTGACTTCTGTTGTCAGCAGCTCTACCAACAGACGGTGTGGACGTATCCCTGCGAGTCGTTCACGCCGGGCATCTTTCAGATACCGGGGCGACTGATCCACGAATCCATCACGGATTGGGCCGCCTGCGAGCACTGCCACATGCTGATTGAACAGCGGGCGTGGGACACGTTGGCGAAGCGATGCGTGGAGCACTTCGACTATACGCAAGGAATGTCCCGCACGGAACGCCGACTGGAGATGAAGCGCCTGAAGGCGCTCCATCTGGAATTTCAACGACATCGCCGAGGTCCGCCCTATCAAATGCCGGCGGTAGGGTGAACAGGAGCGAAGCTATGCCGCACGGGGGTCAAGGAGCAATCCTTGGCCCCCATTTTTTTTGCCCGCTTCCCGCCATTAAGTATCGCTACTTACATGATGTAAGTCCCACCCATCTGATTAGGTAGAAGTTAGTTGACACCTCCCGCCTAACCTAGTATCTCTCTCAGCTACCAACTACACAGGAGCGCCTACAATGACTACACCACCATCGCCTCGCGTCTACCTCATGCAACTCCTCTGTCCGCATCGCCACGCGATCGTCGCGTCGATGTTTGACCCCGCCACGACCTCCCCTTCGGAGACCTACCAGACCTTGGAAACCCTGCGGCTCAAGTTTAACGAGTGGTGTGGGATCTGTGGCTCCCGCGAGCTACGGTACGAAACAAGGCCGACGAAGTTTGCATCCTTGGCGGAGGCGACAGCGGCGGCCCGGATGCTCGAAGCTGAGAACATCGAAACGCGGCGTGAACTCGACGTGCTCGGACTCACCTATGACAGTCGGCAGGTAGACGCATGAAGGTGGTCAATGACGATCCGGACTTCCATGTGGTGATCGGCGACAAGGGCCAGCCCATCGCCTTGCATGGCCCCATCTTTGAATTCCGTCCGACTGATGTCTACATTAAGCCCGATGGCGCGAAGGATAATTGCGCGTCCTTGGTCATCGTCATGACGGACACGCACGGCAGACGAGTGTGCGGTCAGATTTCAGCGAAGATGTTTCGCCCGGTGATCGACGCGCTCCGCGCACTCGATCCGAGCTACTAAGAGGGAGATAGAAAAAGGCCGGCCCCGTAAGGAACCGGCCTTTCTGCACCAAACCACAAGGAGAGCAGAGGGAAGCAACCTCTTGACGCTCGTCCAGTTTCAGATCCTAGCATACACCACCCCAGGAGGCCATAATGAAGATTGAGATTCGCAAGCCCAATTCCGACAAGGTGATCGCCGTCACGGCGAACCGCATTGCCATTCAACCCCCACCCGATGGGAGTCCCTATATTTTGACGGCGGAAGTGGACGACGGCGACTCACCCATCCGGATCTTGCTCGACAACGGCACCAGCCAGCCCGTCAAGCGGCTCGCCCTCACTCGCCGAGATACGTCGTTCGTCAAATCCTTTCACAAGAAAGGTTCGCGCCCGCATACCGTGGTCAGCCACTATCGGAAGATGCCCACCTCGCTCCAAACGTACCGACGCCACCTGAGTCCCGAGACAAAGGCGAAGCTCGCCGAGGCCGCCCGCAAGAGCTGGAAAGGCACGGCGCGACGAAAGAAGTTCTACGCGACGCTCGAAGCGAAGCGAGCCGCGAACATACCGGGAGGGAACCATGGAACCCATGCCAACGTATGATGGACGGCCGCTGGTCGTGCCAGACGGCTGGGCCTCCAAAGAGATCGGCGGCGTCATCATGTTGTTTCGGGAGACCGGCATCGGCCTCCGCGCGACCTTCACGATCGAGCGCTATCTCGCGGGCGATCTGCCGCCGCTCGGCATCGTCGGCACGTATGCGCATGTCGTTATCAGCCGGCCCGACCGCTACCCCGGCTGGAATGAGATGCGCGACTTTATCCGCACGTGCGGCTTGTTCGATCGGCAACGCGACGTCTTTATGATTCTGCCGCCGGATGCGGAGTACCTCAATCTGCACAAGAACTGCTTTCATTGGTTTCAGAAACAGGGATAAAGGAGAACGCCAAATGCGCGAAGCTACCCCTGAGCTAGACGGCAAGATTCTCGGCATCAACGATCGCTCCTATCCGAACGAAACGTATTACGGGCAAAGCTACGTGGTCGTGCGGGTGGTGTTAGTCGCGGGGGCGGTGGGCGACTATGCCGCGTATATCGGGGTAGGCTCAGCCGAGTTCGTCAAGCGGTTCGGGAACAAGCTCAGCTTTGAGGAAGCCTGCTGTCATTTTCCTGGTGGGCAGTTAGAGAAAGAGCGGTACCGACTATGAGCCTGATTCAGATTCAGAAGATCGCCGAGCGCATTCCCGCGTTCGAGTGCATCCCAGGCTGCACGGATTGCTGTGGCCCCGTCCCGTTCAGTCCCAGCGAATGGGAGGCGGTGCCGGACAAGCGGCCCATGCCATCCACGGATCTCGGCGAGATCCTCGCCGGCCTCTACCAAGGCGGCGCGGCGAAGTGTTCCTATGCCAGCGAGGCCGGCTGTGCGATCTATGCGCACCGGCCGCTCATGTGCCGGCTGTTCGGCACTGTGGAAGATTTGCGCTGTCCGCACGGCAAACGCCCGGACGACTTACTGACCGCGATGCAGGGTAAAACGATCCTGCGGCACTACGTGCGTCAACGGAAAGAGGAAACCCATGATGGATCAAGCGACTCGCGATAACCTCAACGCCTTCTCCGACGCCTTGGCGTCCTATTCACGGTATTATGACCGCCGGGGCTATCCGATGCCGATGGCGACGTGGGCGGAATGCTTTGAAGATCCCGCGTATAAACGTATCGCGCTCACGCGCCTGCCGGGGGGCCGCAAATGGGTGAGCACGGTGTGGCTCGGGCTCGATCATCAGTGGGGAGCCGGCTCACCGCTGATCTTCGAATCGATGGTGTTCGGCCGCGGCATGAGCGAACTGGACACGCGCCGTTACAGCACCGAAGAGGAAGCCCGGGAGGGTCATCACTTACTCGTCAAATGGTGGCGCTTGAATCGCTGCCGACGGCGCACACTTCACCGCAAAGGAGCCCGAGCATGAACCAGACCGAACTGGACGCCGAGATCCACGCCCAGCATGAGGCCATCGACGCCTTGCGAGGCGGGATCGTACAAGCCTGCAACATCTTTTCCGGGGCACTCATGGACAAGGGCTGGGATACGTATGGCATGAGCCTCATGGCGATCGTCGCCGCCACCGCCGACCTCATCGACTGTGCGCCAGAGGAAAAGCAGGGAGAGATCCTCAGGCTGGCGCTCTCTTATCTGGAAACCGCGTATGTAAAAAACCTCACGAAAGGGAATCTCTGATGACGAGGGAGCAGCTCGACAATCTAGCGCGAGAGGTGGGCATCACGGACGCGGAACTCGGCGAGGCGCGGGCCATGTCTGAGGACTATCAGACCCTCCAGCGGTGGGCGGCGACGGCCAGGGCCATCCTCGTCGCCTTGGTCGAACGGCAGGGCGGCTCGGTCACGTTCACGACGGACGAGCTGGACCAGGCGATCAAGACCTACGGCAGCTACCATACGCGTGCTGATTCGGAAGGCACACTCACGTTGTACCTCCGGGCGAAGAACTGAGCCGCTGCTGCTCGTGAAGTTCGCGGCGCATGTCTGCCAGTTTCTCAAGCAGGGCGAACACTTCTTTGCGCTGGCGGCGCACCCACCACCACTCGCCCAGCGTCGAGATCGCGATGACAGCGGCCGCGCCAAGAATCACGACCCCTTCGAGGACGTTACTGTAGGTCCGACAGCTTCCGATCGCGCCGAGGACGAGGCCGACCAGGAAGGCCGGCCACGAGCACACAATATCGAGGAGAAACCCGATCACGGGATGCAGCTTGTCGTTCATGGCACCAACTCCTCCAGGCGTTTCGTGAGCCCCGCGATGAACGCTTCCGCGGTGCGCCGGTCGAGCGCGATCCACGTGACGCCTTTCGGGCCGAAGTCGATCACGAGGTTGTTGTCGCTGACGGTCACCGCAATTTTTATCTCGCCTTCATCGTCCTCACGCAGCTTGCCATGCGGAAAGTTTCCTGTGGGGCCAGCCTGGTTCCAGGAATGACAGAAGCCGCAATACCCCTCCTCGATATCCTTCGGGTGATACGTCACGCGCTTGCACACGGGACAGGTACGACTTGGCTGCTCGCTCATTTCAGCGCCTCCTCGATCTGTTCGATGTGCGCGGCGAACCAAAACGCAAACGTGTGAAAGGTCTTCTCGGTGGCTTGATGCGGGAGCGTCTGAAAGGCATCGAGAATTCCCTTGATCGCCTCGCGCGCTTGATCGCGCTCCCTGATGGCCTTCTGCTCCCGCTGCCAGTACAATTCGACCAAGTCCTGATTGCATTCCGCCTTACCGAGCCGTTGGTTAAGGTCGTTGACTAGCGCGACATATTCCACAACACGTTCCCGTTCCTGCTTCGCCTTCAGCGCCCACTCCGTGATGGTCAGGCCTTCATAGGTCATCGGGGCTTATACCGGCAGTCCATGCACCGCTCCCCGTCCTTCGCCACAAACCGCGTCTGGCAGACTTTGCAGCGCGGTTTGGCGAGGCTGCGCGTCGGCAGAAATTCATTATCCAGCCACGTCCGCAACCGGCGCTTCGTGAACGGCACGCTCTGGTCACGACAGGCCTTCTCACATTTCCAGTACACGTGATCCGGGTCAATCCCGTCGCGGTAGTCATGCTTCGCCTTGATCTCCGCGAGGTACTCCCGCGTGGCGAGTTCGGCGGTATCGCGGGGCAGCGGCCGACAGTGACAGGGCACCACGAGATCGATGTGCGGCGCAAAGGTCGCGCGGTTCGTTTGCCGCAACACCAGGACGCGGAGCCCGTCGAAATGTTGCAGTTTCAACACCGACTCGGCGCTCGGTTTCTTCAAATCGAATTCAATCGCAATCCGATAGGGATGCGCGACGTACAGCGAAATTGGGACGTGTTTTTGCAGGGGGGGGAGGAACACGGGGAGCCGACGCATGACGGTCCAGCCCAACGTGCGCAGGTGGTACTCCCAGGCGTCCGCGAGGGTCCGGAGGCTGTGCCCTTTCCCGGCTAAGCTGGCGGAGAATTTTTGCAAAATTTCAAAAACTTCAAAGCGGCAAGACTCTTGCTCCGAAGAGTTAAGAGTAAGAGAATTAAGATTAAGACTAAGAGTAAGAGAAGACGAAGAAAGAGAAGAAAGAGAAGAAGAAGAGGGAAGAGAGGGAGTGGGGGAGAAGGGATCGATTAGACTTTTTTCGTCAAATTCTTTTTCGGCCTTAGTAGTTATAGCCTGTAGGCCGGCTTCGCACGTAGCAGACCCGATTGCACTCGCTCGATCATTTTGTTTATAGTCCATAGCACACACCCCTTGCGTGGCCTGACTAGCAGGCTGAGTGAGGTTATCGGTTTAACTAAGGCCCCCTATTCACTAATCGGGAAGAGGGGGCCTTAGCTTTCCCAGCGACTCTAAGCGATCTGCCCTACATCCCGCAAGACAGCCGAACTCCGTACATTCTTCTACGTCGGCACTTCGAGAGGGTGCGTGCCAAGCGTCCGCTCGTCGAGGGTCCACGCCTTTTTTTTGCCGCGGGCGCCGCGTTCCGCCCAGCCATGAAACACGAATCGATTGCCGGTGCTCTCCCACGTCTTGACAGTCTCCGGGGCTTTGTGCATCCGTTCGACGAGATGCGGCGTGGTGGTGGTTTGGACGGCCAGCAAAGGCTCGCCGTCCTTCATCGCCAACAGATCGATGATGTTGAACAAATCTTGCCGACACTTCGCAAACGCATTCCAGCGTTCGACAATAGCGACGCGGTAGCCGAGGCCCTCCAGGTACTTCTTACTGCGCTGGGTCGGGCTCGTCTTCAACGTGAATATGCTCCAGGGTCGGCTTGTATCTCGGATTCGACGGCGGGATCATCGTGAACTTCACCTCTCGGGCGGTGCCGCACACGTGATCGCGGAGCGTCTCGTAGGTCCAGGGTTCGGAGAATCCAAACCACGTGAGCACGAGGTCCTGCCCCTCGGCCACCTCGAGCGTCAGATCCCCAAAGCGTTCATTCTTCTGCGTAAGCTTTTTACTGACGTTGATGGCTTTGAGGTAGCCATAGGCGGCGGACGGCAGCCAGCTCTTATCCTGCTCCGGGGGGGCGGCTCGCGGTGCCATCGGTGGCGGTGGTGGTGGGGCGGCCGGGGCGGCGGCGGTCCGGAAGGGCGGCTTCGGCGGGGCCTTCGGAGCCGCTGGTGTGCTCGCCGCATTGCCATCATCATCTTCTTCCGTCACGAGGCCGGTAATCGCGCCCAGCGCATACCGGCGCGCATAGGTGAGGCACGAACCGAGCCCTTGCGGGTCCGCCTTGATCGGCTTCAGCCGCAAGATCCCACTGATGTATTCGCCGCTGCTGTGGATCAGCATCGTTTCAATGCAGATCGTCGTGCCGTCCGTATCGAGCGGGCGCTGAATCACCGCGATATCTTCAGCGTTATAGGCTTCCTTCACCGCGTCCATGCAGGCCCCGAGATCGGCATAGCGGCTATTGAAAAAGGGATTGTCGTGATCTTTCGGGGCGGGCTTCAGATTCTTTTGCGCCATCAGCAACGACGTGGCGAGCAGCGCGATCGAACCCGACCGCCGCGACTCATACACCGCCACGTCGCCGAGGTTCGGCCCATGTGTTTTGTCCGGCATATCCCGCAGTAGATTGGATTTGGCTAACACTCCACCAACAGATTCCAACATAAGGCTCCTTTCAACAGAGTTTTTTGAGACGCTTGTCGAGGTCGTAGGCGGCACGGAGATGCAGGAAGCAGGCGCGGGCAATACTTAGATCGGACCAGTAATGCTGGGCGAAGGAGATAGGGTCATCAGGGCTTTCTTGTTTGCTAAATCGCAGAAGATAGAAACCTCCATCGATGGGCTGAGTCGGATGATTTTCTTCCCAGAGGAGTTCATACGCCGCGAGCTGGAGGAGGTAGTCAACGTAGATCCCGCCGCTAGTTTTCCAGTCACCAAGTGAAAGTTTCCCGCGCACCAGCATTGCATCGAGAGTGCCTCCAAACCGATGCGTGCGACTGACGAGCGAGACTTCGGTATCCGCGACTTCGAGCTTCGTTTGGTCTTTCCATTCGAGGTAGCCTTGATACGCCCCATCGGCTTTGATGAACGTCTCGGGTTTGTACTTGCTGGCATCAAACGCCTTTCCGCGAATATCGCATTCCACCATCTCATGGGCACAGGTGCCGGCATCGGCCGCGGCGTCGCGGGTCTCGCGAAAATCCTTGCCGTCCTTGCCCTGCTGCCAGGCCCAATAGAGCAACCCGCCGGACTCTTTGTAGCGGGAGAGGATCGTCGTCACGCTCGGGACGCGCTCCCCATCGATGAAATAGCCGTCCTTGGGGCGGCCCATTAGTTGAGGTGCACCGTGAGGATGCCGGAACGTATCCACAGGTCGTAGAGGCGCATACGTGCGAGCTGTTCTGACGATGGTGTAGTCCGTGCCAACAGGAAATCCACAGCGAGGAAAGCGGCGGCTCCGAGCGCGAACCCGCCTAACGCCAATCGCAGCATAGAGAGTACCCCCCGGATAGGTGTGTAGGTGTGAGGACGACAAGCCGTAGGCAAAAGACCTACGCCCTTGTAGTCGTTTCGGGCTCGCCTGTCAAGCCTTCGGCGGCCCGGGCGTCTCGCTCGCGTCCGTGACCTCGGCGGTCACTTTGCGATCCTCGGCAAAGAAAAACCCCATCGCCGACAACATCGCGCCGACGCCCATCGGGATCAGGTTGTACGGGGGCGGCACAAAGCCGGCGCCGACTTTCAGGGCTTCCCCGGTCGCGCCGAACCACGTCGTCTTCGTCTTATCCATCGGCATGGTGTGTCCTCCGTGTGTAGTGGGTTACTCGCAACTCTTCCATTCCGGATGCTTCAGGCAGGCCTTGATCGCGCGGAGCACTTCGGTTTGTTCGCGCTGGACCTCGGTGTTCTCCTGCACCGCGTGCTCGACCTCCACATGCGCCTTCTCCAGCGATCGAAACTTATCCATGAGATGCGGCGACGGGACCAGCCCGAGCACGACACCGACGGCGGCGAGCGTGATGAAGTTCGGGACGCCGAGATGGATGAGCACGACGGCCCACCACGGCGCTTTCGCCATCGCCCCCGCCAGACCGCCATTCGCGCTGCCGTTGGGAATCTCGACGCCGGTGTCCGCCATGTGGTCATGCCTCCGCGAGCCGGAAGAGAAAGGTCAACGCCTCGAACGCCTTCGGATGGTCATAGGCCAGATAGAGCCAGCCATCTTTCTTGTTGGTCACGAGTTCGGCGAAGCCGGCCTCCCGCAGCGCCTCGGCCTCACGGTCTTTCACGGCCATCCAGCGCGCGGGCTTGTACTGATAGTCTCGCGTATCGACATGAAAACTGTTGCCGCTATACACGCCCCAACTGCACTCGGGAATGCGGGTGAGCGCGAGAAAGAGGCGCGACAACGGCACGGTCGGGCAGCAGGCATCGACCGCTTCCGGGCGGCCGGGATGCGGTCCACGAATGAGGAGGATCGGCTCATCCAGGGCTTCGCGCAGCCGCTTCACCCAAAACATGGTTTTGAAATTCACGATCGACCAATCAATGACTTTGCCGTTGAGATACCGTTCGCCGTCGGTGAACCACGGCGCGAGGAGGCCGAGTTCCGCCGGCCTCATTCGGCCTCCTCAAATTGGTCGGGCTCGAGCAATTGATTCATGTTGTAGAGATGCGCGTGGAGCCGCTTGCGAATGAGCCGATCGGCGGTGTCTTCCTTCGCCATCAACATGAGGGTGCGGGCGACTTTCGGATCGAAGAAGGCTTCTTGAAAGAGCGACGCCACTTGTTCGTTCTCCATCTCCGCGAACCAGCGCTGCATCCGGTAGTAGCCGGCCTTGCCCATGAACAAGCCGAGGCCGGTCGGCGTCCAGGCCATCTTGCCCAGGAGCGGTCCCAGGTCTTTGACGGCAGTAAAGGCCATGAGTGTCGTTTGGGAGTTGGCGTATTTCGCCCGGGAGACCATCGCGAGGCCTTCTTTCACTTTCTCCAAACTCGCCATGCGATCAGGGCCAAACACTTCCGTCATCCAGTCCTCGTTCTCGAGCAGGAACATGCGGATCTTGTTCGCCATCAGCGCCGGATCGCCCGCGCCATCGACCGCCGCCCGTGACATCCACTTGGACACGGAGGCATCCCATAGAGCTTTTTGAAACCCCGCGGCCGCCTCCGGATTGCCCTGCACCTTGGCCCACATGCCCGCGACCTCCGTGCGCCGCGTCTTGGTGTTGGCGATGAGCGAGTAGGCGGCTTTGTCGGCATCGAGCCCGAGCCACGAGGACGCCTCATCGATCTGCCGCTCACTCAGCTTGCGCTCGACCAACTGCTTCGTGCGGGCCGCCCGCTGATCCAGCACATCGAGGCGATCAAAGAGATCGGGATTCGTAAGCCGGGCCGTGGCCTCGGGGTTCTTCCGCAGCGCCTCGTATTCGGCGCGGGCCTCTTTCGCCATCTTGGTCTGCTCCGCCGCGTCGGTGAATTGCACCCGGAGCTCCGGAAACTGATTGAGGACCGCTTGGTGTTTCTCGTCAAAGAGCCACCGCTTCACCTTCGTCTCATCGATCCGATCGTGCTTAAAGTCCATCGTGGCCTTGAGGAACTGATAGCGCAGTTCGTTCTGCACCGCTTCGAGCGCCTCCGGTCGATTGCCCAACGCGGCCACGAGATCATCCATCGAGGCCTTTCCCTCGATAAACACTTCCGCCACGTCCTCGTTCTGCATCCGATAGCGGCCGGTCGCGTCTTTGTAGCGCAAGCGATCGATGGTGCCGCTCTTGAGCCGCATGATTTCCTTAAACGCGACTTGTCGCGCTTCGTCATAGAATTGGGCCTGCTGCGGATACCGCGCGGCCAACACGGGATCGTCGCGCAGCGCATCGAGGTCTTGCAGGACCCCGGCTTCCAGCTCCTTCAGTCGTTTGCGCAGGAGCCCGTTGCGCACGTCCGTCGCCCGATACTCATGCTGGATCCGCTTCTTCAGCGCATCGAGTTCGCCGAACGTCGCCTCCGTCACCGGTGCGGCGGTGAGCGGCTGTCCGGTCGGGCCGAACAGCGGCGGCCCCTCCTCCGCTTTGCCCAATGCCTTGATGTTGTCGAGGACGCCCTTCGGGATGAAGTCCTTCGTTTCGGTCCGGTGAATGCCCCGCTCGACGGCCAGCCTCGCCGCCTGCGTGTGACTCGTGGGGAGCTTGATGCCCTGATCGAGCCGGTTGTAGAGCGCCGTCACGCGCCGTTCGGATTCGTCCAACTCCTTCGCATATTCCCGGCGCAAGATGAGGCCGCGCTGCTCATCGTTGATATTCGACCCGAGCGCGGTCACGCGATCCTCGGCGCGGCGCTCCGCATGAATCATGCGCTGTTCCGTGTTATGGACAATGCGCTGCGTATGGGCGGTGACATCGTTCTTCACGCGATCCCGTTGCGCTTCGACCCGCGCCAACGTGTCGTGCAGCTCCGTTTCTTGCTGCCGGCCGGCGGCCTTCTGCTGCTTGCTGAGTTCCTCGCCGACCTTTTTCACATCGCCCTGCGGCGCGATCTCGTCCACCCGCTCGCCGAGGGCCGTCAGGTCATCTCCTTGCCGCTTCTGAAACCGCCCGGAGACGGCGGCGGCCCCGAATTCCGTGTCTTTGCCGACCGTGCGGCCGCCCCCGGTTTGCGAGAAACTTTTCTCCATGTTGGTCAGGCCAGGCTCATCCTTGGCCGCGCCGCCGGTCGTGCCTTTGAATTTCGGCGTCCCGTCCGGGTTGGTGCCCATCTCATGCTGGACGGCCTTCAGATTGTTCGCGGCCTGCTCGACCCCCGCCACATCGCCATCCGTGGCCTTGAGGAGATCCTTGCCGACCTTGACCTTCAGCGCCTTCTCCGCCTGTTCCGCGCGCTTGCCGGTGGCCCAATCCTTCGCAAAGCGGACGAGTCCCAACGTCGCCGTCACCCCCAGGCTGCCGATCACTTCGCCCACAAAATCCGCGATGTCCGGGTTCATCGGGAAGATTTCGGCCAGTTCGCGGAAGGCTCCAGCGGTCGCACCGCCACCCGTGGCGAGGACGCCTTCGAGCATGGCGAGGCGCGCCGGGGAGATCGTTTTCAAAAAGCCCAAGGCGCGGAGGCCAAAGCCCACCGGCAGCAGCGTCGCCACTGTCGCGCCGATTTCTTCGCCGGTGCGTTCCACGATCCGTCCGGACGAGGATTTTGCTTCGGGCAGTTTCACGCCGGTCGCCTGCTCGATGCCGTGAATCACGGAATCGGCCCACGTGATCTTCTTCGTATCGCCGGCAATCAGTTGGCTCAGATTGCGGGGATCGACTTCATCGATAAACCCGACGTACTGCAAGACCTGCTCGCTGAGATCGACCGCGCCTTCGGCCATACCGACCGGCCCTTTGATGAGGCCGCGCACAAACAATTTCCAATACTCATCGCTGCCTGCTGTGTTGTCCGGCGACACCATTTTGAGCGGCGGCGCGGTGGGCTTCGCGCCCTGCGAGAGCGTCATCTGGAGGGCGCGGGGCTTCTCTTCTGGCGGCAGCCCGGCAAAGTCTTGACTGATCCGCTCCATCACTTTGATTTGCTCGAGCTCGGGCAAGCCGCGGAATTGTGGATCCGCCACGACCTGTTGCAGCGTCGGCATGCCCCCGCCGTTCCCTTGCCAGGCCTTCATAATCGTGTCGGTATAGTGGCGCGTCTCCGCCGGCCACTCCTTCCCGGCCGCGACCGCATTCGGCCCGAAGTTGTAGGCCGCGAGCGCCGTCGGCACATCCCCCTTAAACCGGTCCAACTGTTGCGCGAGATACTTCGCGCCGCCCTCGATGTTTTGCGCCGGATCGTGGACATCGGTGACGCCCAGCTCCTTCGCCGTGCCGGGCATCAATTGCGTGAGGCCTTGTGCGCCCTTCGGGGAGACCGCCATCGGATCCCCGGCGGACTCCCGATTCACCACATGCGTCAGGAGGCCGGGGGGGAGGTGGTGCCGCTGCTCGGCCTCGGCAATCATCTGATCGTAGCGGCCCATCAGCGTGCGCCTCCGCTTTGGAACTTTTTGAAATACTCATCGGCCGTTTTGGGTTGGCCGTCGGCGGGCGCTCCCGGGGGGGCGGCCGGCGGAGCCTCGTCCTCACGCCCGCCCATGATCGGGTTGTCGTCAAAGAGCTCGGTCAGGCTCGTGGCATGGGCCACGCGGTCGGCCAGTTGCGCTTTCATCCGCATGTACTCGCGGACGAATTTCATCTTGTTCTTGATTTGCTGCGGCCCCGACCGCCACGAGGACACGCTGCCCACGATCTCTTCGGCGGCTTCCGCGTCGGCGTCGGACAGGACGCCGGTGGGATTCGTGACCCGCGCGACCGCATAGACGAGCGCCTTATGCGCGGACTCCACTTCATCGACGGTGGCCGAGTTGTAAAACTTCGTTTTCTTAAAGGCGTCCCAATTCTCTTTGCCTAAGCTCGATTCGTAGGAGACGGCGGCCGCCCACTGCTGGCTGATGCCGCCGGCAAACTTCTTCATCATCCCCAGGAACCCGACCGATCCCGGATCCCGGTCGAGGGCGGTGTCGATTTTCTCGGTGAGCCACTTGCCGGTGATATAGGCGTGGCCCGCCGCGAGGGCGTTCGTGCGATCCTGCGCCGGAATGTTATTCACGGTCACACCGGCCTTGCCCTTCTCATTCACTTTCAGCAAGTCGTCCTCGCTCACGAGGATCTTGGTGTGCTTCTGCGTGATCTCGCCCGCCTGATGAGCCAGGTCCGCCGCTTCGACCGGCGTGAGCTCGTTGCGGTGAGTCTTCGCGCCATGCGCGGCGATGAGCCCGGTCAGCACATGCTGGCCGTAGCGCACGGCGTTGTCGTAATCGTGCTTAAAGAACCCATCCACTTCCGCTTTCAGCGTTTTCAGATCGGCCCCTTTGTAATCTTTCAGATTCCGACTCACGGCCTGCGTAAAGGAGAGGTCGCGATCGGCCGCCATATCGGTCACGACCGCTTGAAACAGCCCCGTCGTCTTTTCTTCCTTTTCGATCAGGTGCATCGTGGCGGTCTTTTTCAAATCGAGCGCCCGGGAGGCGCGATCCATGCTGCCTTGGACGGTCGTGAGGGTGGCGAGATGGGTGTTGCGTTCGCCGGTCCACTTCTTGTGTTGGACTTCCGCCGCCTGCGCCGCACTCTCGGCGGCGTCGGCGTCGCTCTGCAACTTGGTCCGCTCCTCGTCGGTGAGCGAGCCCTGACTGAGTGCGGACTTGAGGTGATCGGCCTCCTGTCGATGAATGGCCCGCTGCCATTCCATATCGACCCCTTTCAAGGGGTCATATTCGGAGAGGAGATTCGCTTCCGCGCCGCGCGCCCGGAGAATATCTTCCTTCGCGTGCAGCTCCTCGCGCAGGGCGTCGCGCCCGGCCGCCGGCGTGGTCGGGATCCGTTTCCGCAGGGCCGCAATGTCCTCCTGCAACCGCTCCTGCTCTTGCATGAGCTGCTCGACCTTCGGCTGATTCTCCCGCATCCGTGCTTGCTGCTGGTCGCCCAGCATCATCGACATGCCCCGCGCTTCGGCTTGTCGCGTCTGCCATTGCTCCGCCGTCTGGTTGGGGTCCTGAATGCCCTCCATGAAGGCGCTCATCGTCGTGCGAAACTGCTCCGCGCCCTCCTGGCCGTGCTGATCGCTTTTGCGGACCTCCTCGATCATCTGGCCTTCGGCGCGGTACTGCGTCTGCTTCTCCGTGATCCGTGCGACTTCCCCGGCGGCCCGCATGGATTCGCCCGACTTGCCGAGGATGTATTTCATGTAGCCGTCGAGCTTGCGCTGCTCATCGGACGTCAGCGTCGGTTTCTGCAAAAGGCGGTTGTATTCACTCTTGATGAAATTATCGTCGGTCGGATAAATGCCGAGCCCTTGCAGGCCATGCTTTTCGAGAATCTTGATCGCGTCCGGATGGGTTTTCGCCCACGAGGCCACTTGCTTATTGAGATTGCCCCGCGCGACGTCTTCATTCACCACGGCTTCGTGAAATTTCTGCTCGTCCTCGAGCTGCGCGAGGCGGGCGAGCTGCTCTTGTGCCGTGGCCGCCGCGTTCGGCTCGCCACGTTTCACGGTCTCTTCCAGCCGCTTCTTGTTGTCGCCGCCCAGGTCCGCCAGTTCGCTCTTATGGGATTCCAGCCACGTGCGCGATTCCGCCACGCCCGTCGGAGTGCCCGGGTTGGCCCATTCCACCGCCCGGTTCGCCTGCGCGCCTCGCTGCGCGTCTTGCAGCGTCGGGAGCTCTGCCAATTGCTTCTGCATGATGTACCGGGGATTGGCGGTAATCATGTCGATGGCCGGGCCGTATTTGTCCCAATCCATCTTGTCGCCGAGCTTGGCGTAATCGTCCATCATCGTCCGCATGAGGCCTGAGAGCGGCTTCAGTCCATCCATCGTCACTTCGCCGGGAATCTTCAGTTTCTGCATCATGTGGTTGACCGCTTGCAGATGGACTTCATCGCCGAATTCCGGGTGCGCGAGGATCATGCCGTAGGACTTTAATTCGCGGTCATCTTCCTGATCTTTCAGCCGCTGCTGATACATGGCGAGCTGCGCCACTTGCATGATCTGCTGCGAGGCCCGCGCTTGCTCCTGGTCATCCTTGGCCTTGGAGACCTGGTTGACGAAGGGAACGGAAAAGTCTGCCATGTGTCCCTCTTATCAGTGACCCTTAAAGTAATTGCTCATCATCAGCATCGAGCCCATCGAGGGATTCTGTGAGATCCCCGCGCCCATCGCGGCCCCGCCCCAGCCCTGGCTCACGCCGGGAATGGAACCCATCCCGCCGGCGGCCGCCATCGTGCCCATGCTAATCACCGAATCGCCGAGATCCCCGACGCTCATCAACTGATTCGCGAGGGCCGCGCCTTTGCCGAGCGCCGCTTGCGCTCGCGATTGCTCCAGCGAGAGCCCGGTCGAAAACATATTGTTGGACATCGTGAGGCCCTGCATCCCCATGCTGCCCATCGTTTCGCCGATACTCCCGAGCATCCCGGCCCCACTCAACAACAGCGTCGACTTGCCGAGTTCGCGATCGTAGTTGCGGTCCATCGCATCGGCCAGCACGCGCCGCGTCAGTTCCGCATTGCCGTAGGCGGCGGCCCCGCTGCGCAGGTTGCCGGTCTTGGACAAGTTCTCATTCATCAGCCGCGTCGCATCTTCCAACGCAATCTTGTCGGACTCGCTGAACGGCTCGCCGGTGTCGATATTCTCGGCATCCGTCAAATAGCCTTTGATCGTGTCGTAGCTCACGCCGAGCTTATCCATCGCCTCTTGGACGATCGGGCTAAACGTCGATTTGAGACGGCCCGCCTCATCGAAGGCCATGTTTTTAGCATCGGCCAAAATCCGCATCGCCTCCCCGGCGGCCCGCTTTTGCTGCGTGGAGGCGAAGATGCCTGCGACCCCTGAAGCCAGTCCCATCGTGTCCTCCGTTATTTCGCGGTCCAGCCGGTCGTCCCGGTCCCGCTCGTCTTCACATACAAGGTCGTGGTCGTCCCGCCATCCGTGCGGAGAAAGAGGCTGCCGGGGCTCGCCTCGATCACACCTTCCGGCGAGGCGGTCCCGCTGCGCACCTTCACCCCGTCGCCCCGGATCTCGATGGCCTTCACGATCTCCAGCAGATCGGCCAGAAAGCGTTCGAGCGCGATGTTGTTCGCCACATGCGGCACTTGGTCCCACCCAATCCGCGCCATTGTCAGCTCCCCAGCTCGTGCACGGTGAGATTGCAATGCGTGAGGAGGTGCGGCACCTGGCTCGTCTGCCACAGCTCGATCAGCACCTCGCGACCGACCCCCAACACGCGACTCCCAGCCGCATTCAGCACATCCACATACGGGTCATAATTGCCTTCGTCACCGACGGTCACGGACGCCTCGCCGAGATTCACGCTCTGGTAGGCCGTAAAGTCCGTCCCATCAAAGGCCCAGCGCACGTTCACGGCGTTCGCGCTGCCAAGGCTCCCGGTCCCGCGTTGCAGGCGCAGCCGCATCCGGTTCAGCCGGCAGCGATGGCCGTTCTTCGACAGCAGGACGCGGAATTTGCGATACGTGCGAATGTCGCTGCCGTTGTCCGCATAGATCGTGTCCGCCCACTGATAGATTTTCCCGGTGGGGTCATAATCGCCGATATAGGCCTTGTCGTCGGATTCCATATAACTATAGATCGGCAACCGCGCCCACGCTCCGTCCGTCCAGGCGTTATCTTCGGTGAACACGCCATTGAGGTAATCAAAGCAGAAGCAGCGGGCGCTCACCGGCTCAAACCACCGGATCACATGCTCCTTCGCAAAGTGATGACCGTACATGCTGGCCGTCGTGGGCAAGAGGCCGATCTCGCGCCTATAGGTGAGCGAGACTTCCTGTGCTTGCAGGCCTTGGATTTGGTAGAAGCCGCCATCGGCATAGCAGTACCAGGCCCCGCCAATCGGCCCCACCACCGAAAAGCTCGCGATGCCGCGATTGCGCGAAAACTTATCGAGGATCGTCACGATGCCGCGCCGGCCAAAGACTTCCGTCCCGCCGATGTGTTGCCAGTATTCGACGGAGGCCGTCTTGAAAAACACGATGTCGGTTTCGCTCACGGTCATGTAGCGAATCTCTTCGCCGTGGCCGGTCACATTGCTGATATTCGCGGCGGGCCACACTTCACAGGTGCCGGGATCACTCCAGCGAAACTCCGTGCCGGCGGTGCTGTCATAGCCGCTGATGATGACGCGATCGGCGAGCACGCCACAGTATTTGCCGGTGGGCGGACTGCCGCCGAGCAATTCGACATTGTTCACGCCCTGCGCTTCATCCACGCGAATC